AAGTTATATTCTGCAGAACCAAATAATATTCAGAAAGCAAATAATACTGTTGAATTTGCCCAAGAATGTATAGTATTCACATGTAATAAGGATCGTCATGCTACAATTCATGCTTATCCAAGAATATCAGATCCAATATTTGGTTTACCTGTTGGTGTAGAAACCATTGTTAATGCTACAACATTTACAATTAATGTAGGTAAATCACCTGCAGGAACTGGTGGATCTTTAGAATTTGATATTAAGAATGGTGGAGCAAATTATATAAATCCAGAAATAATAGCACCAGATCCTGCTTATCAGAGTATGCCTATTGAAGGTATTTCTAGATTAAGTGTAGGATCAACTACAGAGTGTGGTGCTAATCTATTACTTGATATTGAAGTAGATAGTAGTCCTGCTCCTGGTATTACTACATCATTAACACCAACAGGTGCTTCTTATAATCCAACTACTGGTATTTTAGGACTTACTTTCGATAGTACTCATCTGAGTGATTCTCAAATTAAGAATGGTGAAATGATCACTATTGCTACTGATTCTCTATCATTTAGATGTGATATGGGAAGTAATGATGTTAAAACATATCCAAGATCAGTAGATCCAGCTTGTAAGGAAGATTTAAAAGTTACTAATTTGTCATCTACTGGTTTTGATGTTCAAATTGGTAGATCACCTATCGTAAATTATGATGTTACTGATGCTAGTTACAGTGGAACTACAGGTAAGATGGTTCTTACAATTGGTGCTAATCATGGACTTAAGAAGGAATCTAGTATTAAATTAGCGGATGAATCGATAGCATTCACATGTGGATTCAATGGTGGTGGAACTAAATCTTATCCAAGAACTACAATTGATACTCATACTGCTCAAGCAGGAACTTCTTATGATCCAATAAATGGAATTTTAACAGTAACTACAACATCTGCTCATAATATGAGAAATGGTGATTGGATTAAAATTGCTGATAATGCTTTATCATTCAAGTGTAATTACGGAACAGGACAGCATATTTACGTTGGTGGAACTTTAGTTGATGGTTTAAAGGTAACTCCTGTTGGTTCTCCTTTTGACCAAAATAGAACTATTACTGATGCTCAATATGATCCATCTACGGGTTTATTAATATTGGAAATAGGATCTCATGTATATGATACTAATGATTTTGCTGAGATAGTAACTCCAATGAACTTTACTTGTAGTGCTGATGGACATTCTACAATTCATCCTTATCCACGTCTTGTTAATGGTTCTAATGGTAATTCAGATCCAGCATATCAAACAGCATTACAAATATCTGCTGTAGGGTCAACTAGTATTACTCTTGATGTTGGTGCTGTTACTGACTCTAGTAGAACAAAAACATATCCAAGATCTACAGATCCTATTAGTGGTAAGTGGATTAGAGTTTATGATGCTTCTGGTTCAACATTTAAAATAGATGTATTACAGGGAGTAGAATCTACTAATAAATCTAATCATGACTTTATGGGATGTGTTGCTAACGCTATAAGTCAAAAACGTGATAGAGCATATGATGCTCCTATCAAAATTCTTTCTTCAAATCAAGCAGCAGGAACAATAACATTACAGGTTGGTAAGACTGGTAATACAGATGCTCACACATTTAATTCTGGTTCAACAACTGCTGGTGCTGTGATTTCTGGTGGAAATTATACACACACATTTATTGAATCAAAATCTAATAGTATTACTAGAGGGTATAATAGTAATAATCAATTACACTCCATTCAAAACTTTAAGGTATCAAGACCTGGACATTCATTCTCTATTGGTGATAAGTTTAAAGTTGTTGGATTAGTTACTTCTGCTTTAGTTCATGAACCAGTTCATGAATTCCAATTAAATGTTGCTAGAACATCAAATGATTACTTCTCAGCATGGCAATTTGGTGAAATAGATTTTATTGATAATATTAAGTTCATGCAGGATGGAATCAGAAGAAGGTATCCATTATTCTTGAATGGTCAATTATTGAGTTTTGAGAAAGATGAAACCGATCCATTATCTGCTCAAATAGATCTTAATGCTATTCTATTAATATTTGTTAACGGTGTAATTCAAACTCCTGATATAGCATATCAGTTCTTTGGTGGAACATCATTCACATTTACTGAAGCACCAGATGAAGGTGATAAAGTAGATATATTCTTCTATAAAGGACAAGATGGAGTCGATATTAAGATAGTTGATATTGATGAATCTATCAAACGTGGTGATGAAGTTAAGATTAATAAGCATCGTAGTATAGCAGGTACAAGAGATCAAGTTGAGGAAAGAACTGTTAAAGAAATTCTTTCTTCCGACTTAATTGAAACTGATGTTTATACTGGACCAGGTATTAATGAAAATGACTTCAAACCTCTTGATTGGATTAAGCAAAAAAGAGATAAGTTTATTAATGGTGAAATAGTTTCTAAAGCAAGAGATTCTATAGAACCACAAATTTATCCTACTGCTAAGATTATTGGTGATTTTACTAATACAACTATAGGTAAGGATGGAATCGATTCTGGTATTTTTGTTGATGATGCCCATGTATTCCAATATGAAGATTTATATAATCCAAATATAGATCCAGGTGATCGTTATTCTATTAACGTTGATCAAGTGGATGCTGTCATATATTCTCCAGAGAATAATTATTTTGAACAGGCAAACATTACTGCTGCTGTTGGTAATGATGGAACTGTAGGGTCATTAACTGTAGTAGATGGTGGTAATGGTTATGATTCAGGATCTATCAATTTATTAATTGGTGCTCCAATTGGTGTTGGTGTTGGTACAATTAATCGTGAAGAATTTGAAGTTGCTGGTGTATCAGAATTTGCTAAAGCAACTGCTACTGTAGTTAATGGTAGTATAGATCCAAGTACAGTTTTAATAACAGATGCTGGTAAAGGATATAGTGTTTCTAATCCACCACAAGTTATTGTTCCTTCAGAAGCAACAGATTTTGAGAAAATAACTAAGATCACTAATGTTCAAGGTTGGACTGGTATTATTACTAAGATAGAAGCTACTACTGGAACTAATGGAAATGCTGCTCTTAAGTTTGAATATCAAGTAGAAACTAATCAATTAGCATCAGATCTTCTTGCTGGATGGCCAGTATTCATCCACGATACACAAATTGGAGATGGTGTTATTTCAATAGATACTGATGATGCTAGTGTTGTTGGTGTAGGAACAACATTCTTAGATAATGTTTATAAAGTTCATCAAACTCAAGCTGTTCAAAGAACAGGTATTATAACATGTAATGTTTCTAGTACATCCAATATTTCTGGATTGATTCAAGTGGGTCAATATGATCAAACTAACCTTGGTATTACTACTTGTTTAGGTAGAATATCTTGGGGTAGATTATATAATCCTTTAGATGGTATTGTTAGGGATGCTGACAATCCATTAACACTAACAGTTTCTGGTAAAACTACTAATTCTGGGTTATCTACTTTCCCAACAATTCAACGTAGAACCTATGATTCTAGCTCCCATAAAGGGTTGAGAAATACAGGTGCTATTAGGACTATTGTATAATGATGAAATTATGTCTATAAATAAAGAAAAAAAGTACTGTTTATAAGATGCCTGCAATTGTAACTGATCAATTTAGAATTCTTAATGCTAGTAATTTCGTAGAGAACGTCACTAACGGAAGTAATTCATATTACGTTTTTATCGGACTTGCTAACCCCAAAACACCAACGGAGACTACAAAACTCTTTGGTAGAAATTGGGATTGGAATAGTGGTGGAACACCTTCTCCTGTAGATAATTTTACAGAAGCATATCATGCTGGTGATACTGTTTTGTATGGTAAGAGAATTACTGCTGATAATATTCGTAGAGTTATCAGGAAAGTTATCTGGGCTCCAAATACAAAATATGATTTTTATAGAGATGATATTAGTTTAGATAATAAAACTAAAAATACTAATGTATCAAATCTATATGCCTCAAATTATTATGTCATAAACAAAGAATTCAAGGTTTATGTTTGTATATCAAATGGTTCTAGTGGATCTAATCCAAATGGAAACATTTCTGCAGATGAACCAAATTTTACTGATTTAGAACCATCTAAAGCAGGTGGTAGTGGTGATGGATACCTTTGGAAATACTTATTTACAGTTTCTCCTGCTGATATTATAAAGTTTGATTCTACAGAGTATATTACAGTTCCCAATAATTGGGGAACATCTAGTGATCCTAGTATAAGATCTGTTAGAGAAAATGCTGATTCAGATACTAACAGTAATCAGATTAAACATGTTTATATTGAAAATGAAGGTACTGGATATGGTCCTTTTGAAGGAAGAGAATGTGAAATTTTAGGTGATGGAAGTGGTGCTAAGGCTAGAGTTGATGCCAGTAATAATAAAATTACAAATGTTGTAGTTAGTGCTGGTGGTAAAGGTTATTCTTATGGAATAGTTGATTTAGGAACAAGTGGTTCTTCTGGAATAACAGATTCAGCAAAATTAGTTCCCATTATCCCACCATCTAGGGGACATGGTTTTGATATTTACACTGAATTAGGAACTGATAAGGTTTTGATTTATGCTAGATTCGATGATTCAACTAAGGATTTTCCAACTGATACTAAATTTGCTCAAGTTGGTATATTAAAAAATCCAACTGTTGCTGATAGTAATACTGTTTTTACTGATGGTCAATTTTCTGCTTTAGACGCAATTAAGATTGATGATACACCAGGTTCTACTGTTACTGGATCTTTAACTATTGGTGAAAAAATATCACAATTAAGAGAAGATGGAAAAACAGCAGAAGCATATGTTGCTTCATTTGATGTTGATACTAAGGTAATTAAGTACTTTAGAGATAGATCTTTAAATTACACTACTACACAAGATCAAACAGATTATGCTGGAATTGCTAATAAAGGTCAATTCTTTGATTTTGAATCTGTTAAGACTAATGGATCACCAGCAAATAAAATTGTAGGTGAAAATGGATTTGATGGACAAGTTTATAGTTCCTTTACTGGTATTACTACAACTAGTGTTGATGGAACTAAGGTGGTTAATTTAGGAACTACCTTTAATCAAGGACTATCAATCTCAGAGATAAATAAAGGATCAGGTGATTTAATTTACCTAGATAATCGACCTTTAATTGCTAGAAACCCTAGACAAAAAGAAGACGTTAAAATCATTCTGGAATTCTAAAAGAAAATGCCACAAAAGACTAATTTAAATATAAGCCCTTATTATGATGATTTTGATAAGGCGAAAAATTATTACAGGGCATTATTTAAGCCTGGATTTCCAGTTCAAGCAAGAGAGTTATCTGGTCTCCAATCAATATTACAGAATCAGATAGAATCTTTCGGTAGTCATATCTTTAAAGATGGATCTATGGTTATTCCTGGAGGGATTACCTATGATAGTACATATTTTTCATGTAAAATAAATGCAGATCATTTAGGAATAGATGTTAGCATATATCTTGATGCATTGATTAATAATAATGATGGAACAGGAACAAGAATAAAAGGTCAAAATTCATTAATAACTGCTCGTATTGTTAATTATATCCTTCCACCAACTGAAGGTGTTGATGATATTGTCATATTTGTAAAATATGTGGAATCAGATCTTAATAATGTTAGTCAAGCATTTCCAGATGATGAAATATTAATTCTAGAAGAAAATGTTACTTATGGTAACACAACTCTTACATCAGGATCTTCAATATTAACTTTAATTTCTGATACTGCTTGTAGAACAGGAACTTCTGTTGGTATAGAACGTGGAGTATATTATCTTAGAGGAACATTTGTAGATGTATCTCAAGATTTAGTAATTTTAGAACCATTTTCAACTAAACCATCATATAGGGTTGGTTTTGATGTTAATGAAGAGATTGTTACTGCTGCTGATGATCCTTCATTAAATGATAATGCAAAGGGATTTACAAATTACGCTGCTCCAGGTGCTGATAGATTTAAAATAAGTGTAAAATTAACTAAAAAGGATTTATTAGACTATAGTAATGATACTAATTTTATAGAATTACTTAGAGTACGTAACGGTGAAATTAAAAAGTTACAAGATAGAACAGTTTATAATCATATAAGAGATTATTTTGCTCAAAGAACATATGATGAATCTGGTGATTATGCTATAAAACCATTTAGTGTCAGTGTTCAAAATTCATTGAATGATGAAATAGGTTCTAATGGAAAATATACTATTGATGAGAAAACTGATAAAGGTGCTATACCATCTGATGATTTAATGTGTGTTAATCTATCTTCTGGTAGAGCATATGTGAAAGGATATGATGTTAATATGTGGAATGAGGTTTTAGATGTAGAAAAACCAAGAGATACTAAAAATATAAAATCAGGTGCCGTTGATTTTAGAATGGGAAGTATTCTAAAAGTTAATAATGCTATAGGATCACCTTTACTTGATGTTGGTGGAGATTCTAGTGTTATCGAACTTTATAATCAAAGAAAAGGTTCTACAAATGATAAAAATGGTTTGAAAATTGGTGAGGCAAGAGTATATAATTATGCTGTTTCAGATGCTCCATATGAAAATAATACAACATCATGGGATTTACATATGTTTGATATTCAGACATATACAAATATTAAAATTTCTAACGGAGTTAGTCAAACATTCTTAGAAACTACTTTAGCACCAACTGGATCAAGAGTTAGGGGTAGAAGTAGTGGTGCTATTGGATATGTTGCTGGTATTCCAAGAGCTGATGAAATAGATCTAAGCCAAACTACAGGTAAATTTATTAATGGTGAGCAATTAATAATTAATGAATCAGAAAGTACTGTTGGTGTTGATACATCTAATGCTTCAATAGTAAGAGTTAATTCATATACTACTGAAGATATTAAGTCAGTATATCAGGCTGCTGCTAATAGTGGTTCTTCTGGTTCTTCTCCAGAAAACTTTACTGCTGATTCTATTTTATATGATAGAATTCTACCTAATTTTAGAATTACTGATGAATTAACAATTGATTATGATGGAATAGTAAATGGTAATGCTGAGGCTAAAGCAACATGCTTTGGAAAAAGATTTAGTGGTGCTGTTGGACTTAGGACAGATTCTATCCTTGCGTATCAGTCAGAAGATGGTGCTAATATTGCTTATAATAGAGTTGATTCGATCAGTTCCGATGGATCTGAATTAACTCTACACGCAGTTGAAAATATTACTGGTCAAAATGCACAAGGACAAGCATTGACATTCATATCTGGTGCTGTTCCTACTGGTATAGTAACATCAACTTTCACGGTAAAATCACCAAAAATTATCAATCTAGGTAGATCTGGATTGTATAGTCAGTTACCTAAGAGAAATATTTCTACTGTTGACCTATCAGATTCTAATTTAACAATAACTCGTCAGATTAAAGGTCATACTCTTACAGGTAATTTTATTCAAATTACTGCTAATGATGCTATGGCAGGTGCTGGAAGTGGCAGTGCTGTAGGAATATCTACTGCATTATTTGAACCATTTGACGCTGAAAGATATTCAATTGTTTATGAGGATGGATCAATTGAACCATTAACTTCAGATAAGGTTCAGATTACTGGTGGATTTACAGTTAGATTTAATGGATTAACAAAATCATCTGGTGATGCTACAATAAATGTAACTTTAAAGAAGATTGGTCTATCAAGTAAAGGAAAAGATTTTGTTAGAAGTTCTCAATTAGAAATAACTAATACTTCTGGTGTAACAACATCTACTAAGGGATTGACATGGGATCCTGCTTATGGATTAAGAATTGAAGATCATGAAATATCATTAAATGTTCCTGATGCTGTTAGGGTACATGCAGTATATGAATCAACAAATAAAGATAAACCAACATTTGATAAAGTAAAATTTGTATCTGGTCTTGCCTTAGACAATAATACATTTATTGGTGAAAAAATAAAAGGTGTTGAGAGTAGATCTATAGGTCAAATTGTAGAAAGAACAGAAAATACAGTTTCATATGTACATCTTAACGATAATGAATTTATTTTAGGTGAAAAAGTAGTATTCAGTGAATCAAATATTGAAGCTAATTTACAAGAAAAATTTAAAGGTGATTATGTTGATAGAACAAATAATTATAGTTTAGATAAAGGACATAAAAAGCAATTCTATGATTATTCTAGAATTGTAAGAAAGAAGAGTTCTTCTATACCATCTAATAAATTATTAGTAGTGTTTGATTATTATCAAACAACTTCAACTTCAACTGGAGATTTCTTTACTGTAAATTCTTATAGTAAAGATAGATATACTAAGGATATTCCCATTGTTGGTATCAATAGGGCAACAGATATTTTAGATTTTAGACCTAAAGTAATTCCATTTGTTGCTGCTAATGCTCCAACTACAGTTAATTCACCATTTTCTTTTGCTAATAGAAAGTTTGAAACTACAACAAAATATGCGGTAGCACCAAATGAAAGTACAGTAGTTGGTTATAGTTATTATCTACCTAGAGTTGATAAACTAGTTATTAATAAATTAGGTCAATGTGAGTTAATTAAAGGTGTATCTGCGGATAGACCAGCACCACCAACTGAACTTGGTGATTCAATGGAAGTTGCTCAGATAACTTTACCACCTTATTTGTATAGTCCTGAGAATGGTCCAACAATAAGGATGTATGATAATAGAAGATTTACTATGAGAGATATTGGAAAGATCGAAAAGAGAGTTTCCAATCTTGAAGTAATGACTTCTTTAACTGCTCTTGAATTAGATACTAAGTCACTTCAAGTAACAGATTCTAATGGAGTTAATAGATTTAAAACAGGTTTTGTTGTTAATGATTTTAAAAATAGAGATTTTATCGATTTTAACATAGAGTCTGGATCTAGATGTGATGTTGATGTTGTAAATAAGGAGTTAATAAGTGCTGTTGATTTTTGGTCAGTAAAAGCAGATCTTGCTCTTAATCCAGCTATTGATAGAGCAACTGCTGATTTAGAATCAAATGTTGGATTATTGGATCCAAATTGTCAAAAAACTGGTGATATAATAACTCTTAAATATGATGAAGTTCAATGGAAAGATCAACCACAAGCATCAAGAGTTGTAAATGTTAACCCATTTATGGTTTCTGTTTTCCAAGGTGCTGTTTATCTAAATCCACCATCAGATAATTGGGTAAGAACAATTTATATTGATGATTATAGAACAGAATCTACTGGTGCTAAATGGGTAGAGCATGCACATACTATTTCTGATAACACTACAGTTGATGTAGATACAGATATAACTGAAACTGAGATTGAAGCAGATCAAGATGACTTTGAGGGTAATCATACCGATATTACAACCACAAAGACAACTACAACAACTACCACAACAGAAACAGGATTTACGAATGTTTTAGAAAACGATATTTATCGTGAATTTGATTATGTTGAAAGTGTTAAAGTATCAGGATCAGCAGATAGGTTTATGCGTTCTAGAAACGTGGCATTTTCCGCTAATGGATTAAAACCATTTACTAAACATATTCATAAACTTGATAGCGGTACTCCAGATTTATTCCCTAAAGTCACTAAAATTGAGATGGCAGAAGGATCACAAGGATTCACTGTTGGTGAAAGTGTAATTGTCCATGATGGTGGTATGGGTGGTAGGATTATTGGTGTTGTAAGAGCAGCAGCACCTAATCACAAATACGGTCAAAATACTCCAGATATTATATCTGGAATATCTTTACCATCTGTGATGATTGAACATTTTTATAATGATCCTTTTGATAGAACACTTCCTGCTCCTGGTACTACATATTCTCCAACTTCGACTATTTTCAATTGTGATATTGAGAGTTTAGCAAATGATGTTAATTGTTATGGTTATGTTGTTGTAGGAGCAACACTTATCGGTGAAACCAGTGGTGCTCAAGCAACGGTAATAAGTATAGATCTTATTTCTGATAGGTGGGGAGATTTACAAGGAGCATTCTTCTTTAGAAACGCTCAGGCTGTTCCAACACCACCAAAACTATTCTTTTCTGGTACTAAGACCTTTAGATTAACAGCTAATACTACAGGTGAGTATGTACCCATAGGAAGTACTGCTCATGCCAGTGATGCTACAGGCACATATACAGCCACAGGAACCGTTATAACCCAAGATACAGCAACTGTAGGAGTTAGAAACCCATCTGAACCAGCTCAGAGAGCAAATGAAACTACAACCACTATTAATGTCAATTCAGAATCTTCTACAGAGAGAATAGAAGCACCTTATAGGGATCCTATAGCACAATCATTTACTGTAGATGAAACAGGAGCATTCTTAACTTCTGTCGATGTTTATTTTAATAGAATATCAACAGATAATACAAAACTCTTTGTAGAATTAAGAACTATGGAGTTGGGAACTCCAACAACTTGGCTTGTTCAAGATTTTGCACAAGTATCAGTAAATCCAAATAATATTAGAGTTTCAAAAGATGCTTCTATTCCAACTAATATTAAGTTCCCATCACCAATTTACTTGGAAGCAAATAAAGAATATGCATTAGTATTCTTAGCACCTGGTTCTATTGAGTATGAAATGCATATAGCTCATAATGGTGAAAAGAATGTTTCAGCACCTGTAGGATTACCAGCAACCACTGACGATTCAACAACTGGTGTTGTAACACAAACTTTCCTTAGTGGTAGTTTGTTTAAATCCCAAAATGGATCAATATGGTCACCTTCTCAAAAAGAAGATCTTAAATTTACTTTATATAAAGCAGAATTTGCTTCATCTGGAGCAGTTACCCTTTATAATAGTCCAGTTGAGGCAGGTAATGAGAATACTCAAAATCTTCCATCCAACCCAATTACAACTTTGCCTAGAAAATTGATTGTTCCTGTTTCAGGAATAACCGCAACAACTGCACAAGATATACCAGTAGGTAGAAAAATTAGTACTGGTGAACTATCTGATAATGAAGATAAGTGTATTACTGGTATTATAGAAGCAAGAGGTGGTGCTGTTCAAGGACAAGAACTGGAGATTATTACTTATGGAACAAATTATCCAGTTAGTCAATCATTTACAGCAGTTGAATTTGAATCTGTTACTGGAATTGGAGTTAATTTAAAGGCAAATATTGCTTTTGATGCTAATGGTGAAGCATCACTTACAAGTATTGGTAATGTAAGTGGTGAAACTATGAAATCATTTAAGGTTGGTGAGATCTTAAGACCATCTAAAACTTCATCACTTGCTCTTGGTTTAGATCAAGGATCTGGATTAACAGTTGCTGTTAAAGAGATTGCAGCAACGATTGATACATTATTCTTAACCGATGTTCAAGGTGAAAAATTTGTAGCTAATGAAAAATTAGTTCATTATGGTGTTGCTAATGATACAAGAACCTTTGTAGAAGAAGGAGTTGCTAAAACTTCTGCAGAATCTACAGTAAATGGTGATAAGTATAATGGTAACGTAATACAAGTTTCTCAGTATAATCATGGTCATCATGGTGCTACCAATAAGATAAAAATTAAAGGTGTAGAACCAGATACTGCTTCAACAACACTTACAGGTGCTATTAATGAGTCTGATACTCAAGTTTCTGTTGCTGCTACCGATCCAATATTTGCTAGATTTGCTGGTATAGGTTCTGATAGAGGATTTGCTTTACTTAATAGTGAGATTGTATCTTATATTGTTGGACAAGGTATTCTTAGTTTAGATTCTAGAGGAGTTTCTGGTACTGTTGCCTCATCTCATCCAGCTGGATCAATCATTCAACCATATGAGATAAATGGTATGTCATTAACAATGGTGAATACAATACAGGATGTTACTGTAAATAATACATTAAAAGATGCTGGTAATATTGATACTTACTTCTTAGAACTAGATAGAGGAATCGGATCAAGATCAACTGGTAGAGATCAGTTTAGTTTTGCTACTGAGAAATCAGTTGGTGGTAAGAACGTGGGTATATCACAGAACCATCAATTTAGCAATGCCTCTGCTAAATTTAATGTAATTACTCCTGGCAAAGGAACTCGTGCTAGTGCTTCATTTAGAACGGTTAGTGGTACAAGTGCTGATGGTAATGAAGTATCATTCCTAGATCAGGGATTTGAACCAACTATATTAAATGAAACTACTTTCTTCCCAACTCCTAGAATGGTTTGTTCTAAGACTAATGAAGTAGAAAGATTAACTACTTTACCTGATAATAAGTCATTAACACTTAAAGTTGATATGACAAGTACTGATGTTAATTTATCACCTGTTATCGATATTAAGAATGCTACATTTATCTTAGGTAGAAATAAGATCAATAATCCTATTGGTTCTGATAATTATGCTACTGATAGTAGATCAACACAGTTATCGGATGATCCACATGGTTCTATATTTGTTTCTAGAAAAGTTACTTTAGCACAACCAGCAACCTCACTTAAAGTTCTTGTTGCTGCTAATCGTCAAGCAGAAGCAGATTTCCGTGTTTATTATAGATTATTTACTGCTGATTCTAGTGAAGTTTCACAAACATATAGAGCATTCCCTGGACATAAAAATATGGTTGATCTTGATGGTGATGGTTTTGGTGATCAAGTAATTGAGATTGGAATGAATGATGGTAGACCAGATGCTTTTGTAAAAGCAAATGGACAAGATGATTTCTCAGAATATCAGTTTACTGCTGATGATCTAGAGGAGTTTAGTGGATTTACAATTAAGATTGTAATGTCATCCACTAATGAATGTGTTCCTATTAGACTTAAAGACTTTAGAGCAATTGCTTTAGCGTGAGGAATTCTGTAAATCCAGCAACTAAATTTATTATAGATCCTAGTGGATCTGGTAAATTAGTAAAATTTCATCTCCCAATAGATCTTAGGACTGTTGAAGAAAAACTAAAACAATATCCATTTAATCAGATATGAAATCTTTTAAAAAATTCATAGAAGAAGCTTCTAATAAAATAACACCCCTACATCCTTGGGCAACTAAACTTGTTGGTAAAGGTGGGTATACTGATAAGGAAGGTGGATGGTATTATAAAACTGGAAGAGAGTTATTTAAAAAGTCAAAAGGAAGGGATGTTAGTAAGAAAGACTATGATAAACTTCAACAAAAATATAAGGGTGAATATTTCAATTCTCCACAAATAAATCCACCAACATTAGATCCTTTGAAAAAGATAAAAGCATGATAAGAGTTGAAGGTCA